ACTTGTTCAAAGTCCTTACCGAACTGGGGGAGGGTGACCGTGAAAAACGAATCACCCTCGTGTTGAACCCTCGACTTGACTGTTTCAAGGTCACGGTCGAGGACTGGGGTACTTACCGAGCATCGTATGCCACAATCCTGTAGCATACAGTGCCAGAGTTCCGTTCGGCTTTTCATGCCATCCTCCTTTCTGGAGGGATATTGGCATTCCTAGCTGTGAAGACAGAACGCGTTACGATTCACCTCCAACGACCTTGGCAATATTGCCAGAGGCCGCGAGCCAATCTGTAAGCGCCTTGAGGTTATTGGTAACCTCAGTGTTGTCAAAGCCCACCGGAGGGTGGTCGATGACGACGTAGGCACTCATAGAATAGGGTCGAGAGACGCCGTCCAAAAGAGGATCGGCAGCCACTTTGGAGAAATCGAGACGCACCGTGCGGCGATTACGATTACGCAAGTCATGCGTAACCTTAAGCGTAATGCCCGAGTCAGACGTCTGGAAGACGCCGGACCGGTCGCCAAAGCTAACCCGCGGCAAAGACTTCGCCACGGAGTTAACCGTCACGGACTGTGGTTCTGAAAACATAGCGTGGAACTCCTGGGTTGTGTGGGTGTCAGACCGGGTAATACCGGCCTTCTAGCGTCGGCTCATGCCGAGTGCTGCAAGGATCGACACCTGCCTCGGACTCAAATCCGAATCCAGGATGCCGAACCCAAACGGATTCGCACCTCGTCGCTCCATCGTGGTAGCTTTCACCGCCACGGTGCTGGTATAGGGGACCCATGCGCCAGAATTGACGCGATAGGCCCCTTTCCAGGTGTATACGGAAGTCTTGACAGTGTTTGCCATGACATAGCCGTATACCATTACCAATCCATCCGCAGAGAGAGCATTGATGTTCTTAATGACATCTCCCGCATTGGAAAAGTAATCGACGACGAAGGAGTAGGGGATCAGCTCCCATACGGTATCGATACCGGGCTTGACACCATATTTCTTGTCAAGTTCGGCAACGGTACGCGCGAAACCTAGTCCCGAAGGGACGTGATAGGTAAACGCGCCACTGAAACTAATATTAGTTTCAGTCCGTACGGAAGTTGTGATCGTGCCAGAACTTATCTGGTAAGCATTACACGCCTCATCGTACCTCGGATAATCCGAGTAAGATGAAGTTGTGTCAGTGCTCACAGACGGGAACTGGTACCGTCTTCGAACGACCTTCCCAGAGTCCCGATGCAGTTGGTCAACAATCCTCTCGGATTGTTGCATCGCTGATCGGAGATCTGAGTAGGCTCCGATAGCCGGGGAAACACCTAACTGATAGTTAAGGTATTCCCCAGACAAGCTACCGGATTTGCCAGGAACGGAGAACAACTTCCGTTCACTGAAGAGCTCTGCGAGAGCAGTGGCTCCATCGAAGACGGGATTTGTTGGAGAGACACGACTGATAGCAGTAGCCCCGCGAGCATCCAGCTGAGAAGCCGGAATGAAAGCAGGACATACCGTCGCCAGTTGTGCTTGGATATATGAGTCACCTGAACCTCCTGACGCCAGACGACATGCGGATTTCGCATTGTCGTTCGGATACAGGACGGTAAAGGTGTCCCAACCAAAATACCTGATCCAAAGAGGATCAGGTATGGCCGTTACCTCAAACTTCTGAGAGAGGAACGGCCCTCCAACATCCCTGCCCTTACCGATGTCTCGGTAAGGGTTGCTGAACGTGGTGATCAGTTGACAAGAAGCAGTCGAGGAAACACTATACCTCTTCTGAAGCTTGCCATCTAGATAGCGCTCCGTTATATAAGACGGACCCGCTACTTGTCTAGATTTAACCACCATGTTCCACTCCTGAATCCGTAGACTGGGAACTCGAAAAGAGAACCCCGGGGGGGCCCATCTG